TGGGAGCCACTGGACACAAGTTTGTGGCTGGCCTTCAAACGGTGAGCGTTTCGGCAACCATCTTGCTGGAGTACGGCGCGACCTCAGTGGAAAAGTATTTGTCAGATGTTGTCGGCGACGGTGACACCACAGTCATCGTCGCGCCTGACTCTGGCGTAGCGGCACCCGGGAATCCGATCTATACGATCACCAACATGATGATCTCGTCGTTCATGCCGATCTCAAGCACTGTCGGCTCCCTTGACACCATGACCGTTACGGGCACTGGTGGCACTTGGGTCCGCGCCGTCGCCTGATCTAACCAACACAAACAAAGGACCCCGACATGATTGGTATGACGTTACGAGTAGAAATGCTCGACGGAGAAACACACGAGGCACCCATCACTTACGGTGTGGCGTGTCGCTGGGAGGACCACCATCCCCAACTCTCCGTCGGGCAGTTTCTAGAAAACATGAAATTTAAGGCTTTGGCTTGGTTGGCATGGGACGCGGTCCGCTCAAGTGGCGTAATCGTTGAACTGTTCCCTAAGTGGGTTGAAAAAGTAGGGGACATTACGTTTGTCCCAAAAGAGAAACCAAAGCAGGACGCGCAGTCAACCTCATAGCGCAACTGGCATTAAGGACAGGCATCAGCCCATTGGATTTGATGGAGTGTCCAGCGTCGGTTGTGGATGAGATGGTTCGTTTGCTTGTTGAGGAAAACGAGAAAGCGAAACACAAGCGATGAGTCTGGGAATTAAGATTGAACCGACTGGCCTCAAAGAGGCTTTGCGTACAATCAATTCCATAAATCCCAAACTTCGCAAGGCTTACGGTAAACAGATCCGTGAACTAGGCAAGGTCGTTGTTGACGCGATCACACCTTTGGTTCCGTCGTCGTCGCCAACTCGAGGCATGGACGGCCAGTGGCGTACCGGGTGGAAAAACGGTCAGACAAAGAACGTCGTCGTCAAAACGAACACGCGAAAAGCCCGTAAACGAAACATTGTCAAAGGCGCACAATATGAAACCATTGGAACAATTACCGTCGGAACAAAAGGCGCGGCTCTCGCGATCGCTGACATGGCTGGCAAAAGTGGCGGTGGAGGTCGTGGCGGTCCGCGTAGTCGCCCAAACTTTTCGGGATTACTTACGCAAAAGATTGGTCGCGGTCCGTCGCGCATGGTTTGGGCTGGTGGCGAAAAAGCGATCCCAAACTTCCAAAAAGCCTTAGAGCCTGTTATCAAAGAGGTAATCTTTGAAGCGAACAAAGAATTGATGAAGGTGAACCGCTAATGGCAATTAACATTCCGATTCTTACCGAATTCTCAGACTCAGGTATTAAAGCCGCTAAAGCCGCTTTCGGTAATTTTAAGACTGCCGTCGCTGACGCCGAGGGTGGAATGGGCAAGTTTAAGGCTGGCTCCAAAGTCGCTTTAGACGCAGTCAAAGCCAACGCCGCAACATTTGCAGTCGCCGCTGGTGCCGCAATCGGTAAGTTTGCTATTGAAGCAATTGGACAGTTCCAAGACCTCGCATTAGCGGCAGGAAAATTTGGTGACGCTACAGGTCTTGCCGTTGAGGACGCGTCACGTTACATAGAAGCCGCTGGGGACATTGGAGTCCCAGTTGATGCCCTCGAGGGCGCTATCGGACGACTCAACAAAACAATCGGTGCTGACCCGGACAAAGTGCGAAACCTTGGCGTAGACCTTGTGTATCTTAACGACGGTTCGTTAGACGTCAACGAAACATTTCTTAACACGATTCAACGAATCAAGGACATTAAAGACCCAGCCGAAAAAGCAAGGGTCGCGGCGCAACTTCTCGGCAAGGGCTGGCAAGGGATGGCCGAACTTATTGAAGGTGGCGCGGACGATCTCCGAAAGTCTCTTGACAGTGTTTCGGGTTCAAAAGTTATTAGTGAAGAAGATTTAAGAAACGCTAAGGATTACCGCGACGCAGTTGACGATCTTAAAGACAAATTTGAGGCTGTTACTTTAGAGGTTGGCAAATTTCTTGTTCCAATTTTAGTTGATATTTTAGAAATTGCTGAAAAAATTAGTGACACAGTGGGCCTTATTCCTGATCCTTTGTTGCATCTTTCTACAGGTGGGTTTTTTGCTCGTGGTGACGGTCGATCAGGGTTGCTTGAAGAAAAAATCGCTGGCGTTAATGCCGAAATGGACAAGTACACCAGTTATTACCGAAGTCGAATTGATGCCATTGAAGGTATTAATGAGGCACTTGACGAACAAGAAGAGGTTGTCACTACATTAACTACCGACTGGCAAACGTTACTTGGCACCCTTGACATTCGAGAAGCGTTTGACCTTCTTGAGGAATCATTGGACAAAGTTTTTATTGCAGGCGTTGAGGCGTTTGGTGGAACTGCTGAACAGGTTCGTAATTTTAACGCCGCACAGAAAGACGCCATTGACCGTTTAGCAATTCTTGCGACAGACTTGGACCTCACATTTGGTGAGCAAAACAAACTCAAGATCTTTGTTGACAGTGGCGATTTGATAGCGGCTGCTGGGTACCTCAAAGGTATTAAAGATGGTTACAGTATTGACCTCGGTTTTGGTGTCGGCATTGTTCCGGGTAGGAGAGCCCTCGGAGGTCCAGTCGCACCGGGCGGTTCCTACATTGTGGGTGAGCGCGGGCCTGAGTTGTTTACGCCGTCGTCGTCTGGAAACATCACGCCGAACCACGCGATGGGTGGCGGTGCCAACATTACGGTCAATGTCAACGGTGGCGACCCCAACAGCATCGTCAGAGCCTTACAGACTTGGGTTCGTGACAATGGCTCAATCCCAATGACCACTACTTCACAGATCAGGCGTTGATGTAATGGCAATCAACACGACTTGGAAAGTAGACATCGGTACCGTTGCCGCTCCGACTGATTTTACTTCTCGTGTTATGTCAATGAATATTAGACAGTCTGTTGATGTAAACGTAATGGGCCGTGGAGTGTGTCGAATCACTCTGTTAAACAAAGACGGGGCTTTAACACCCGGTGGCGGTGGCACATACTCAAGCACCGACTGGTTCGCACAAGGCGTCTTTATTAACGCGCTAACTGACGTCGGCGCAGGTGCCACTTCAACAGACGTTTTTGATGGCATCATTACCAATTTTGAGTTGCAAGATAACGGCATTTTTTCTACTGTCACATTGACCGCACAGGATGGTTTAACCGTTGGCGGCAAAAGTCCGTTACAAGACCTCAAAGGTGTTAGTGGAATTTCGAGACCTTATATCACTTGGTTAAGTACCAACATTAAAACGACCCTTGCCGACACTTCAATTTATCCTTTACTCGGCAAACCTAACTCTGTTGGGCTTGTTGATTATGTCAACAGTTCAACCACTTTTGACAATATTTCAAATCCTACGGGAAGTTCTGTTTATGCTGACGGCTGGCAAATCAACATTATTCCTACGGCAAACGATGTTTGTTACGCGACAATTATTGAAGAGGCAGTTCAAGCACCCTACGGAGCGGTTGCAAGATATCGAGTCAATGCGATGCCCTACGACACGACTCGGAACGCTGCCAACAGTGTTGACTTTGAATTTGCCCCTGAAGGTTCTGTTACTGGCACAAAATTGCCGTTTAGCGCAAACAATTTTCAGCAAGGTTTTAATATTGACACTCTCATCAATGTTGCTACCGTTGGTGGTCAATTTGCAACTTATACAAGCACTTCAACTAACGCATTAACATATGGTCAAAGAACAGTCTCTTTTAATAATACAGGTGTGAGCGATAACACTTTTGCTCAAAGTGTTGCTGAACGGTTAACTAACCGGTACAGCACACCGAAATTTAATGTTGTCGAGTTAGCAATTTCAGCAAAACTTGTTAAACAAGAAGCCGATGATTCGGCCGAAAGTTTTTGGCGTAATCTTTTAAGCATCCAAAAAGGGTTATGGCAGAAAACAACCATTACTTGGACAGGTTCGGGCGCTTCAGCGCAAACCGTTACTTGTGTGATTAAGGGCCGAACAATTAACGTGACCCCAGAGAATACTGATGTGTCGCTATTCTTTGGTGATTGGGTTGATAATCACAGTTTTATTTTGGATACAGACAAACTAGATATAGACCGTCTCGGGTAAAGGAGAAACATTATGGCTACACAGTGGACAGCAGGAACAACTAGCGGGCAGGTGTTGACTGCGGCGACGCTTAACACCATCGGGGCCGCATGGGTTGATTACACGCCGACCCTGACACAAGGCGTAACTGTCACTAAGACTGTTACGCAAGCCCGATATTGCCAATTCCAAAAAACAATTATTGGTCAAGTGTTGCTAAATGTCACTAGCGGCGGAACAGGAGGCACCCTCGTAGTAATTGGTTTACCGTCTGCAGTTCGTGCAGGTAATCCGTTAGTCGGTTCCGGTTACATTTACGACGCCAGTACCAACGTTATGTATAATTTAACGTTTACTGGTAGTGGCGCTGGGATCTCTGGTTATTACCAAACTGGTAATCAGTGGGGAAATTCACCAAACATTGCATTGGCAAGCGGCGATCAAATCGCTATTCAATTTAGTTACGAGATTGCATAATGAAAACAGTTACTTGCACAAACGAAACCTGCCCAGAAAATGGCGTCAACGAGTTTATGTGTGGCGACCCCGACTATGTCGAATGTGGTGTATGCCACGAACCGTGCGGATTATCGGAACTATACGACGACGCGGAATCCTGCAACTGGACACCCGGAAGCAACCCTGAAACATGAAAACTCTTGCCGTGATCGCCGCTCTTGCCATCGTCCTCATGTTCGTCGTTACAGGGTGTAGCGACCGCACTCGACACACCTGCGAACAACAACCCACAGCGCCCAGATGTGACACCTCAACAGGAGCAACCACACCATGAGAAAATTGAGCAACTCCGAGATTAAAGCCCGACTGATATTTGTCGTAGGCGTGACCTTGTCGTTCGTGTTTGGAATCTCAATGCTAGGAATCTTGTACGGCGTTTTATTCGTCGTACAACCGCTTGAACCATCACCCACCGACAGTTCTTTCATTGACGGTATTTTGGCGCCAGCATTTATGGCACTTTTAGGTTTGCTTGGTGGAGTATTGGCAAGCAACGGCCTTAAAGACAAGGGAGACAAAGATGAGTCCTAGACCGTACACAGGGAACAAAGACGGCAACCATCCAACCGAACGACCCGGAACAAAACGCTTTGTTGAATTCATGGAATATTTGTTTGGCATGAAATCGCTTGGCATCTACGCCAACCGTCCGATGCGCGGCTCAGCCAACCTTAGCGTCCACGCAACATGGCGCGCCGTAGACCTAAAAGGTAAAGGCACCGCCAAACAAAACGCCGACGCCCGTAAAGCGATGGTTGAATTCCTGTTTGCTCACCGCGACATTTTGGGCATAGAAGAGATCCACTGTTACGACGGCGTAGGTTGCCCAATCCCAAACCTGACCAAGTTTGGTGGTGGCTACCGATGCGACCGTGACGCGTGGAAAGCGTGGACCCCACAAAAGAACGCAGGCACCCCGGGCGGCGACTGGACTCACGTCGAAATAGCACCAAATATGGCAGATTCTGCGACTGCTGTAGAAAAGGCTTTCGCCAAGATTTTCGGCTAGGTCCTTGACAATCGGCTTGGGAGTCGGTCAAATGACTGGCAACCAAGTGCGTCCCCCAATAGGTGGACCCCGACCGCAGGAGGAAAGCAATGCAACAATCCCTTTTTGACGTTCTTAACGAACCCGTTGAAACAATCACCCCTTACGCAGGCACTTCAGGCTGGTCAGGATCAACGACCAGCAAAGAACGCGCCGAGCGTCAAGACAAAGACGGCACAACGTCTAAACGGCAACAAGCCGTCCTGATCGCTCTCGCTGAACTACGCGAAAAAGGCGCAACATGGATAGAACTAGGAAACCTTCTAGGACTTCATCACGGTTCAATTAGTGGCGTCTTATCAAACCTTCATCGCGAAGGTCTCTTGTGCCGACTCAAAGCCCGACGCAACCGATGCCAGATATACATTTTGCCCCAATTTGTAGGCGACTCAGAACTAGAACCATTCCGACCTAACGTCAGCACTCGACTACTGGCCGAAATACTGGCAGAACTTGAAACAGATTTAGCAAAAGGTGCGGTCGCTTTAGCGCGTCACCGCATCGCCTTAACCCTTAAATCCTTAACATCGGAGAACAAATGAACTTAAAACGACTAACCTTTTTAGCCTTAGGCACTTACGCAATGTTGGCAGTCTGGGCGATTACGGACGTACAGGAATCGTCACCAAGGCTCACTATTGCCCCCCGGCAAACAATCACATTGCAAGACCTGACACCTCAGCAACTTGCCGATCGCGCAGAGCAACTACTAGCAACAACCACAACCAGCACCACCACGACCGTCTTGGCGTCACCACGGATCGCAGAAGTACCACTCGAAACCAAATGTCAAGAATGGTTCCCTTCAGCAATCTCGGTTGGCTGGCCTAACAACACTGAAACACTGCAAAAACTTGGTCGCCTGCTTTGGAAAGAAACCCGATGCCTAAACATCACACCGATGTCCAGTGACCCCGAACTAGCAGACCGTTTTAACGGCCACGACCACGGCGTCGCGCAAATTAACGAGATCCATACCAAGTACGTGGAACAAGTGTTTAACATGCCGTTTGCTGAAGCCATGTCAGACCCAACCCTCAACCTCAGGTTTGCTTACCTGCTTTACTCTGACATTGCTGAGGGTGGCGGTTGCGGATGGAAACCATGGCGACTTTGCTAGCGCGCTGGTGGGATCACGCGGCGTGTCGAGGCATGGACCTAAACCTGTTCATCTTTGAACCGGGCGAACGGTACTCACGCAAAAAAATTGCTGAAGCAAAAGCCGTTTGCGCTACCTGTTTCGTCCGTCCCGAATGTCTCGCCGAGTCCCTCAAATATTCCACGACCCAACTTGAGTGCTACGGCATATGGGGGGGTCTCACATGGAAAGAACGACGCCAACTACAATCCGACACAAACCCAGCCACACCGCTGGTGTACCGTGACGGCAAATACCGACAAATCAAGGAGCCCCGACCATGAACAAAGAATTAGCGGAATTGACCGCCATGATCTCCAAAGCCGATATTGCGATGAAAGCATCTATTTGGGAGATTGAACGCCTTAGGGACGATGTGGCGATGCTTAGAAAGGCGCTCTTTGAGTTGGCTTATGTTGCTGAGGAGCACGGCATCTATTTGTCCAACCTGACCCGGTCAACTCAAGATGCGATCGTGGCCATGAGGCTAGGCGGTTTCAAGTGAACTGCACACAATGCGAAAAACCGTTTACCACCGCCAGTATCAGAATGCGTACTGAGTTACGAGGAATCTGCATTTACTGTGCCAAGGAAAACAATTTTGCTGGCATGACATTGGAGGAAGTCGCTCGATGCGTGTCATTTCTTAAAACAATAGAGGATTACGAAAATTCTACTTTTAGTCAACGCCGACACTTAAAGGACATGGAATCGTGAGTTTCAATCCAGCCGACTACGCATCAGTACAGGAACGCCTGCCACTGTTTTGGAAAGACTGCGCACGCGGACGCATCATCACCGAACTGGTCGTTGACGACGGCACTCGAATTGTGATAAAAGCAGAACTGTATGCCGACATAGCCGACGCAGTACCGACCACTACGGGCTATGCCGAGGAAATCCGCGGCTCATCCATGGTCAACAAAACCAGTGCGTTAGAAAACTGCGAAACCTCCGCTATCGGACGGGCCCTAGCGAACTACCAGTATCAGGGCTCCAACAAACGTGCCTCACTAGAGGAAATCGTTAAGGTGTACCGCCAAGGTGGCGAAGTCGCACCCACAAGCCCAACAGCCACAAACAGTGACACATCAGCCGCACCGTTTGAACTGCATCATATGGGTAGAAAAGCCCCGGCACGAAACCAAACAATCGGGTCATCGGGTGAACCGCCAACCGCCAAGCAACTTGGGATGCTTCGAGCCAAAAACTGGGAGGGTGCTGTTCCTGCGACTAAGCGTGAAGCGTCCGAACTTATTGATCGGCTAATGAACGGTGGCTGACCCGTCCGAAGCAGAGTTTCAGAAAGCGGTCATCACCTTGGCTAAGTTGCATCGCTGGAAAGTCATGCACACCCAGCCCGCACAGATCCGACCGGGTAGGTGGATCACGCCGAACACAGGCGACCAAGGCTTCCCCGATCTCGTGATGGTTCACCCTGCACGCGGATGCATTTATGTCGAACTGAAAGCACCCAAAGGCGTGGTGTCTAATACGCAGTGGGAATGGATCAACGCTTTGGAAGACGCAGGGTGTGAGGT